ATCTCTGAGAGAAAACACCTTTTCCTTGATAATCAAAGGGTTGCGGGTCCTATCCGGGGAAAACGTCTCTTAGTCATGTGTCTCAGCTGCATTTTCCTAGTCATAAGTAATTCTCAATGCCGCTTGATTTTACATGATACTTAAACATCATTCAGAAATGAGCGACGATGAAAAACCTAAGAACTTCGGCATAGGTAGGGGGATAGGGCCAATCGCCACCACCGCGCAACTGTCCAACATCCTTAACCTTACCGGTGCAAGGTTGTCTCAACTGACACAGGAGGGCATCTTGAGAAAAGAGGAGCGTGGCAAATATGCGCTTTGTGATGCCGTCAATGCTTACATCACCTATCTTCATAACGCTCCAAAAAACCAGTGGGGCAGCAAGACCGAGGACGATACAGATTTCGATAGGGAGAGATTACGCCGCACGAAGGAAGAAGCGGACAAGCTGGAACTGGCCAACGCCAGAACTCGGGGTGAGCTTGTTGATGTTGACAAAGTGAAGCGACTAGGAGAGCAGGTGATGAGCGGAATCAAAATCAAGATTCTCAATATGCCGCTGACAGATGACGAAAAAGACAAATGCTTGCGGGATTTGTTAAGCCTTAAAGATTTAGACTACAGCGACAAATGAATCTTCAAATCCAAGACATTGCCGAATCGTGGTTGGCGGTCTACGAACCGCCGCCACGGGTGACAGTCTCAGAGTGGGCTGACGAATACCGATTCCTTTCGCCAGAGTCATCAGGTCAGCCCGGGAAATATTCATCCAGCGTTACACCCTACGCCCGTGAATGGATGGATTCAATCAACGATCCGAAAGCGACAGGCACCGTGCTGATGGTGGGAGCGCAGCTAGGAAAGACCGAGGTTCTGAATAACATGATCGGATACTTCATCGACGTGGAGCCTTCACCAATCCTTATGGTGCAGCCGACTATTGAGATGGGCGAGGCATGGAGCAAAGAGAGACTTGCGCCAATGTGCCGAGATACGCCACGAATCAAAGACAAGATCTCTGACGTTAAAAGCCGAACGTCAGGTAATACAATTTTGCACAAAACCTTCCCGGGTGGAAACATCGCCATTGCTGGAGCCAATGCCCCGGCTGGCTTGGCTTCACGTCCAAGGCGAGTAGTTTTATTGGACGAGGTTGACCGCTACCCGGTTACAGCTGGAAGTGAAGGCGATCCATCAAGCCTAGCTATTCGGAGAACGGAAACCTTTTGGAATGCTGTCATCGTCATGACATCAACGCCGACGGTCAAAGGACGGAGCCGAGTTGAGAGCGAGTTTGAATTGAGTGATCAGCGGAGATTCCACGTCGAATGCCCAGATTGCTCTTACTCCCAAAGTCTGAAATGGGTGAACGTGAAATGGAAAGAAGATGATGGCCATGATGCTTGGCTACAATGTGAAGGATGCAAAGCAAAGCTGACGGATGAGCAGCGCATTGAAATGGTGCAGGGTGGCAAGTGGATCCCGACTTACCCAGAACGAACCAGCCGGGGCTATCATCTTCCCGGGATTGCATCACTGTTTCGGCACAAGAAAGGCTATAAATCCCGACTCCATCAAATGGCAGCTGATAACATCAGAGCAAAAAAGTCAGGAAATGAAACGCTGAGAACTTGGATTAACACCTTTCTTGCTGAGACATGGGAGGACGAGGGAGAGAGCGTGCCGTGGGAACCACTGATGCAACGCCGGGAGGATTGGGGGGACTTCCCGAAGAATGCTCTCATTCTCACTGCCGGCGTTGATATCCAAGGCGACCGCTTCGAGGTTGAGGTTGTCGGCTGGGGTGAGGGGGAAGAATCTTGGAGCATCGAGCATTTCAACGTGATGGGAGATTTCAACTCACCAGACACACAGGCTTCACTTGATGAGATCCTCCAAAAGAAATACATCCACCCGAGCGGTGTCGAGATGCCAATCACCTGCACGTTTATTGACTCCGGTCACAAAACGAAAGCTGTCTACTCATTCACGAAACCGCGAGAAGTCCAGCGAGTCTACGCTTGCAAAGGTGTTGGCGGCCCGGGTGTTCCGTTAGTCGGCAGACCGACAAGGAGAGGGGTAGAACGTGCCGCACTGTTCGCAGTTGGAACTGATACAGCGAAAGAGTTGATCTACTCAAGACTTTCTCTCGGAGAAAAAGGAAGCGGATTCATGCACTTCCCTAACGACCGGCCAGAAGATTGGTTCCGGCAGCTAACATCTGAAACCAAAGTGACACGATATCGAAACGGCATTCCTTTCGCACGTTTTGAGAACCCATCCAAAGCAAGGAACGAGGCTCTTGACATCCGGGTTTATGCGAGCGCAGCACTCTCGTTGATGCGTGTGAACTGGGACAGGCTGAAGAAAACCATTCAAGATCCACCGAAGAAAAAAGCAGCAAAGGCAAAAAGGGATCAGCGAGGGAAGAAGGGCGGCTGGGTGAATGATTGGTAGAGTTTGACGAGTTTGACATTAGTCAAAATTCAATGGCCGATAAAACTGACGATGAAAAGCTCACATCAGCTTTGGCGATGATTACCAAAATTGAAACGACTTTAGGGACACTTTATGAGAAAACGGCAAGTGCCACCAGCTTCGGAGACCAATCATTAACACTGACGAGCATTGCTGACCTTGAGAAGAGCCGGGATCGTTGGCGACAAGAAGCAGAGACTCTAAAGGCATCAGTTAACCGCCACCGCAAAACTTTGAAGATTCAATTCAGATGATCCGATTCCTTAAACGAAAGTTTTCAACACCCAAAACAGCAGTTCGCAAATTCAACGCCACTCAGTCGAGTCGGCTGACGATGGACTGGATCACCGCTTGTCTATCTCAGGATGGTGAACTGAAAGGCCAACTTCCAATCTTGCGGGATCGTTCCCGGGATCTTGAGCGGAACAACGAATGGGTGAAAGGATTCCTTCGGAGCCTTGAAAATAACACGCTCGGCGAGAAAGGGATATCGCTACAGGTCCGAGCCAAAGAATCAAATGGCCGGCTTGATGAGATCGCAAACAATTTCATCGAACGTGCTTGGCGGCAGTGGGGGAAAGTCGGCAACTGTGAAGTGACAGGCCGGCACTCATGGGTTGACGTGCAGAGATTGATCCTCCGATGCATTGCTCGTGATGGCGAGGTGTTGATTCGTATCATCAAAAAAAGCACTGGCCTGAGCCTTCAGATTCTTGAGGCTGACCTTCTCGACGATAGCTTCAACGCCCGGGCTGATAATGGTAATGAGATCCGCTTTGGCGTTGAGCTTGATTCATACCGCCGCCCAGTTGCTTACTACTTGCTCGGCAACCATCCTGGGGATTCTCAATTCAATGCTGATTTCAAGCGAAGAATCAGAGTGCCAGCGGAAGAGATCATTCACCCGTTCCGAACCGAACGCCCAGAGCAAAGCCGGGGGATCCCTTGGCTTGTTTCGTCAATGAACAGGCTGAAGATGCTTGACGGCTATGCCGAGGCCGAGCTTGTTGCAGCGAGAACTGGCGCGGCGAAAATGGGCTTCTTCACCAAGGCCACACCGGATGGGTGGTCAGGTGAGATTGACACTGACGGGAATCTTCCAGTTGATTCGTCACCGGGAACAATCGAAGAACTTCCGGCAGGAGTTGATTTTAAAAGCTGGGATACAAACCACCCAAATTCCGGTTATGGAGATTTCGTTAAATCATGTTTGCGTGGAGTTGCAACTTCTCTTGGCATTAGCTACAACTCTCTTTCTAATGATTTGGAAGGAGTGAACTATTCATCTATCAGAGCCGGGTTGATTGAAGAGCGTGAAGTTTGGAAAGCAATCCAGCGCATGATGATCGACCACGTTCTTGAGCCAGTGTTTGAAGCATGGCTTGAGATAGAACTCTTATCTGGTCGCCTTGGTTTACCATTCGACAAATTCTCCAAATTCAATGCTCCCGAATTTCGTGGCCGTCGCTGGTCATGGGTTGACCCGAAGAAAGACATGGAAGCCGCGATCCTTGCGATGAAGCACCGCATCAAACCGCTTCGTGATATCATCGCCGAAGGTGGAGACGATGTGCATGATGTCCTTGCCAAAGTAAAAGAGGATGAAGACCTTGCTGCTAGTTATGGGTTGAAACTTGATCCTGATCAAATTGACATTTCTGAGAATGTCGATGAGTCAGAAGAAAACTGAGCAACTATCACACCGCTCTTTTGAGCTAAATCAACGGGCCATAAACGAAGAAAATCGCACGATTGAAATCGCGTTTTCTTCCGAGGCCGAAGTAGAACGCAACTACGGCACCGAGGTGCTTGACCACCGTGCTGCAAGCGTTCGCCTTGAACGTCTAAACAACGGCGGCGCATTCCTAATGGAACACAATCGCAACGACCAGATTGGAGTTGTGGAGAGAGCATGGATTGATGATGACAAAAAAGGCCGCGCGGTCGTTAAGTTTTCAAAGTCGGCAAGAGCCGAAGAGATTTTCGAGGACGTGAAAGATGGCATTCGCCGATTGGTTTCGGTCGGCTATCGAATTCACGAAATGGATTCTGAAAAGATGGACGGAGGGCGGGAGTCCATCCGTGCAACTGATTGGGAACCGTTTGAACTGAGCCTCGTCAGCATTCCAGCCGATGACTCCGTGGGAGTTGGCAGGGGAATGAAAAACGAATCAACGGAAAACCCTAATTTAAAAACTGAAAAAATGTCCGAAAATATCGACACAAATCTGGCTCCCGAAGTTTCTCGCTCCGTGGAGGTTATCAACGAAGCTCCCCGCATTGATCTCAATGCAGAGCGTCACAGTGCTGTCTCTGCCGAGCGCAGCCGCATCGCAAGCATTCAATCCGTAGCCGAACAAGCTAAAGAGCGTGGCATCAGCCTCGACATCAGCAAGGCTGTCTCCGACGGTGTTTCCGCTGACGATTTCCGTCAAGCTGCCTTCGACAAAGTTTGTGAAAAGAAAGCTGAATTCGTTCCAGCTGATCTTTCCAAATCTGAGAAGCGTGACCTTGGCCGTTTCGACCTTGGCACCGCTCTCCGCGCTCACTACTCCGGCACAAAGCTGGAAGGTGCAGAACGTGAGATTGTTGAAGAAGGAATTCGTGAAGCGAAGAACGCCGGCATCGGTCAATCTCGCGGCATCATGCTTCCATCATTTTACGTCAACAAGCGTGACTTGACGGCTGGAACCTCCACCGCTGGCGGCAACACGATTGCAACCGACAAGGCCGGTCTCCTCGATGACTTCTTTGCCTCCTCGGTAATGAATCAACTTGGTGCAACTGTCCTTACCGGTCTCACTGGTAACCTAGACATTCCAATTCTTGCCGCTGCTACTGCCGCTGCTGGGAAAGCTGAGAATGGCGCAGCCGATGAAGTATCACCAACCACTTCACAGTTGAGCCTCACTCCAAAGCGTCTACCTGCATTCATTGATGTAAGTGATCAGCTGATGAATCAGTCCTCGTCTGCCATTGAAGCCATGCTTCGCGGCCACTTGACTGCTCAGATGCTTGCATCACAAGAAGCTGCATTCTTCCACGGATCTGGAACGAATGAAGCTAACGGTGTTGCCGGTGCTTCTGGTATTGGATCTGTCGTTGGTGGTACTAACGGTGCCGCTCCTGATTACGCTGACATCATATCTCTTGAAGAGAAGGTTGACGCGCAGAACGCAATTCAAGGTTCACTCGCTTATGCTTCCAACGGTCAGATTCGCGCTAAGTTGAAACAAACCAGCAAGCAAACCGGCGGTGCAGAAGGCAACTTCATCATCTCTGATTCAAGCCCGAATTCCATCAACGGATACCGTGCTGAGTTCACCAACGCAATTAGCCGAACACTCACAAAAGGAAGTTCGTCAGTTGCCTCGGCTTTGTTTTTTGGGAACTTTAGTGACTATGTCTGTGCATATTGGGGAGGACTCAACCTTGAGCTTCTTCGCGATAGCACCAACGCCAAGAGTGGACTGCACACGCTTGTTGCCAACACTTACTATGATGGCGGTGTTCGCCGTCCGAAGTCGTTCGCAGCAATGCTCGACGCACTGGGCGCGTAATTAGCCAAAGCATTCAAAATTCGCAAGGGCGGCAGGGTAATTCCTGCCGCCCTTTTTTGACTTTTTAAAGAGATCATGAAGAATCTTGAAATCATCGAAGCTTGCTTTGTTAAAGGGGAGCCTGTCGAAGCGGGAGTCATTCTTGAAAATGTCGAAAATGGAACGGCTGCACAATTGCTCACCAGTGGCCGGGCAAGAATTGCTATTGCAAAGCCGAAGCCTGAGCCGAAAAAGAAACCGAGCAAAAAGGTTTCACAAAAAGCCAAAAAGTTAGATGCAAGCAGCGATAGCAAATAGCATTAAAGATGCTTTTGTTCAGCACCGTTCAGATTACGGCGTGAGCATTACTATCGATAGTGAGGTTGTGACCGCAATCGTTTCCGAGTCACAATTTGCCCGGGAACTAATGGAAGGTGGATTTGCCGACGAGGGAGATATTGAAATCAAAGTTCTGCTTTCTGATCTCGCTCAAATTCCAAGCCTTGGAAAACCAGTCGTTTTCAGATCAAGAAACTTCCGGGTGTCAAGAGTCGGGACACAGCCCGGCGCATTCGTCGGCGAGATCAGTTGCCGACCATCAAAGCGTTAAAGAGCATCTAGAAGCCGACGCAGCCCTTTAGTGTCGGCTCGTAATGCCTCAACCTCGTCATCATCCATGATCGGCAGCGTCTTCCTGAGAACTGACAGGAGTCTAGTCAAATGAACGACATAGTTGTCTCTTCCAAATTTTCGCTTCCTGTTCTCCAACTCTTCTTTCGTTATGAGCTTCGGCTCCTTTGGTGAGCATGAGATAGAAAGTTTGAGGATCTTTTTAGACGGCTGTGATTGTTTCCCTGCTAAAAACTGGAGCCATTCAAAGCGAGACTCTTCATTTGCAATTGAGGCAACCGCTTGATGGTGTTCAAAGCTCAAATGCAGAATTCGTTTATCAAGCGGGATTCTTCGGCAAACCGTAGCCAATGCAAGCAAGGATGCTTTATCAACTCCGGTGGCATCTTCGGCATCTCTATACATCTCCGCAGAAATGCGTTTCTTGTATTTTGATCCACCATAGACGAGCCAATCACCCAACGCCCAGGAGAACCTTTTAGTGGCTTCACCAAACCTTTGTCCAATTTCTCGCCATTCTTCAAAGGGAAGTTCTTCTTGGAATGTCATGCCGACTTCACCCGGCCCGTTTTGTATCACGTTTTGCATCAATTCAGTTTTCATCAAGTAGTTCTAAAAGCTTTTCTAAACGTGCATTCCGGCAATTCTCACGCCCTTGCCGGCTTCGCATGGCTCTAATCGGTTCGATGCCGAAAGCTTCGCACAGGTCAACACAACGCCGGGAAATGGTGGCTCTGCTCACCTTGTGTTCCCTTCCCATCTCAGCCATGCTTCTCCCATCGTAGCAGATGGATGATATCATGCAGATGCACTCAATGCTGAGATCTGGATGGGGCGAGTTCTTCAAGAAACTAATGAGTTGCCGCATCATTATCAAAACCGGCGAGTCAACCGAGTGGCTCACGATCTCTTCATCACGGGGATCGTAAGCCGGAACTCGCTCACCATTCTCCCAATAGATATCTTGCACTCCTTAAATATAATCAGAAATTGACAGTTTGGCAAATTTTAATGTCTTACACTAGCAAAGGCTCGACTCAGGTGATCTCTCAAATCTCAGAGAGATTCGGCACTGACCGCTTCGGAGTTGATTCCGTCGAGCTAACAGTTGAGATTCCCGACAGCCTTTTCCCTGATCAAGTCCTGCAAGATTTTGCACCTCATCCACGATTTTCGTCGATGGCATTAACTCGCAAAACTGGGCAGCGTGGTAAGCCGGGCTGGTGGACTGTGAACTATGTATTCGAAGGATTCTTGCTAGCAATCCCAGAACCGACCTATGAACTCACCACGTCATTGAGTCAGGAACCAATTCAAACACACCCTGACTTTGCTACATTCGCAGGAACACCAAGCACACCTTTGAATGAATCTCAATTTGTTGACCCAGACACTGGTTTCAATTCGCAAAAAAGTAACGCGGCATGGAAAGAGTTTGCATTCAATGGTTCGGCAAATCCAAAAGCGGGAATCGATTCATACTTAAACCCGGGATGCGAATGGAGGGAGACGAAATTCGTGACAACTCGGCCAACAGGGATTCGCGATGTGGGAACCATCGAGTCACCAGCCGGTAACAATCCAACGGTTGCAGGAAGAGACTGGCTAGCATGGGGTGAATCATATACCCGGCGGGGACATATCTACCAAGTCAACAGCACTTGGAAACTATCAGGCCGAAATGGTTGGGATGCTGACATTTATTAGGAATGGAAATACATGAGATTTTTGAAGGTGGTCATTCAGATTACAAGTGGAAGCAGCTTGGCGAGTATCTGAAAGGCAGAGAACTTGCTGCCGGCAAAGGTATAAAAATTGAAAACAGCCCAAGCAGCGGAACAATCATTTCAGCTAAACAAGAGAGAGAAAAGCGGCAGTCTCAAGCACCGCCATTTTCAATCTTATCATTGAGGCCAACATCCAGCACGCAGTATGCTGTTGAGCTTCAAGAAGGGTGGGTGATTCAAAGGAAAACAAAGATCGACGCTGCTGTTGATTCTGTCGATTTCCATGAAGTTCGCATGAGTGTTTCCGCATATATGTCAACCCGGCCAAGGAGTGAAGTGACTCTTTCAGATGGCGAGTATGCTTATGTCAGCTATACGTCTGACAATGAAGGACTCATAAACTCAACGCCAACTATTAGTGTTGCGGCAGCTGTTCCCAAAAGCTCGCATCATCAACCACCATCAGGGGAAGCTACGGGAGCATATGGAACTTACTACGTCAAACTTTTCAAACTCACGGTTGATAGTGGCTCACCCAAAATAATCGTTTACCAGCAAAGCGATATCGAACACACAAGGCTTCCGACCTTCCGAAATGTTGGAGGTGAAAGATACATTCACAAAGATTGGGACGGTGTTGCTGATCGGTATGACTTCCGAACATTGGAGCAAAATGCACCTTCTGGACGAACTTACGGGAAGGTGATTGTTGATCCTGTTGGGGCTGAATCACTTGACGCAAATGACTCAATTAAATTCTCAGCGATAGCAGAAAAGTCTTCACCCAATCAAATCCACGTTAATGATGACAATGCTGGAATAATTACGATTGAAGGAAACGGGGTGGATGGATCACTCGTTTTTAAAAGTTGTGATGGATATGTCGTAACAACACTCGCATGGGAGGATGGATTGATCACAAGCCCGGGATCATCTTTCGATATCCCTCTCGGAGAGTGTCCAACATAATATGATCACCGCAGACGTAGACACCAGCCGGTTGCATATTCTCATGTCGCAATTTGCGAGAGAGAGCAGAAAAGGCATGGATGAAATCATCAAGGAACAAACCGCCACGATTGTTGGTCATTTGATTTCCATGACACCTCCGGGAAAAGCTAAAGGAAAGAACCTTACAAAGAACGGCGGCATCACAAATAAGTCAAAAAAACTTGGCGAGGCAACAATGAAAGCTGACATCAACAGTTTGTTTCCAAGCACTAGGTTGAAGTCCGAAGTGGTCTGGGGGATGATTGAGAACGGTTTCCGGTGGGGGACTGGGCGAGGAGCCAAAAAGATTGGTGAATATGCCGAGTCAGTTGCAGACCTCAAAAGAATCCACAGGAAATCCAGATCAACAAGAACGGGGCGGGTGAACACTGGAACCATCGGGCAAAACATGGCACTTACGAAAGCCTCGATTCGTAACGCTTACATCAAAGAGCAAATCAAAGATGTCGGAATGCTGAACGCCGGATGGTTGAGAGCAGCAAATGAACTAGGAACATCCAAGAGACAAGTTCCCGCATGGATCAGGAGGCATGGGAATATGCCCGGCGGTGTGAAACAAAGAAACAGCAAGCATGGTTTCTACATAACTGTTAGTAATAGGATGTCTTACTTTCCCAAAAACATGGCATCAAGAATGCAGGCAGCAGTTCACAGGCGGGAGAACGGTTTGGAAATAGCACTTGAAGCAATGTTTTTAAGGAAGGCCCAAAAAATTAACCAAAAAATGCGAAACAAATGATCAGATCAAACATCATTAAAAGGCTGCAAAGCTATCTACAAACTCACTACACCGGAGACATCACAATTCTGGCTGAAGAAGACGATGGTGACTTAACTCCACCTTGTGCCATTGTCCGAATCGGATCATCTGAAGACTTAGGTGCAAATCAAGCTTATGTCTGGGATTTCAACGTGATCGTTGCCGTGTTTCATGATGCTGATGATGTGACAATTGAGACAGCTGAAACTCAAGCTGCTGCACTATTTGATGAACTTGCAGATTTCAATGATGTGGCAGCACACCTTGATTCTGGTGGATTCCAGACATCGGTATGGCATCCACAGTTGATTGAAGCCGGGAGGGAGGAAAACAAATGGACTCATTTCCAAACTTACAGATTGATTGCTGGCCCGGCTTAATTTTGACACTGCAAATTTGATATGGCAGTAACCATCAACGGCACCACAGTTCAATGGGGAATCCCTGCTGCGGGTAAAACAGTAGCGGACAGCTTAGTTGCTGGGATTGTTCAAGATTTCGAAGTTTCAACTGATGGAAACGTCTCAGAAATTACAGACGAAGACGGCGACTTGGTTTCAAGAGTTGATCATGGCGCAAAAAATACCGTTTCATTTTCAAGCTTGGTCACAACAGCTACACCTGTTCTCCCAGCTAAAGGAACACTCGTGACTTTAACTGCAATTGACGGTGTCGCCTTGGATGTTGGCGAGGCTTTCGTTGAGTCGGCTAGTATCTCACACTCAGGAACAAACACTGCAACCGTGAGCTTCACCGTGACTCATTACCCTGCCTTCACCTAATGGCTAGTCTGGAGCAACTTCAGAAGGCAATTGATAACACAAACGGCAGGACTCCCAAAGAGGTTCTTGATGCCTTCTTACCCAAAGGGAAGAAAATCGGCAAGTTTGAATTAGTGGAGGTTACTTATGGGCATTGCCTTGTTCTCGAAAACCTAGACCATCCACTCATCAAAAACAAGAATGATGGTTGGACTGCCACTGACTTAGGTGTTGCGCTTTTTGTTTTCACTCGCTCATCTGAGCTTCTTCATAAACTGATTAAAAATGATGAGTTTGAAGATGAGCTTTATGCGTTTCTGGCAGATATCCCAGCAAGCAATTTCAAAGACTTTGCGAAAGATGTCATTTTCCATTATTACGGCTCAATGAGCAACGCCGTGGAAATGGATTCGAAGTCACAAAATACTCAAAAAAAAACTCGTTTGGGTGGATTCTTAGCGGCATTTCGTCGGTTTGTCGGGAATACAAATGGTCACCAGACTACGTGATTCATCAACTGTCTTTACGGCAGGTTTTTTCATTCTCGGCTTGTGCAGCTTGGGCGAGTGGGATGGAGCCAAAAAATGGTGGCTACACTGATTGGCAGCTAGACCGTGAGATTGAACGGCTAGAAAATGAATGAAGCAAACTTTGACTTTGATTTTGAATCATGGCTATCGATATCCACGTTGGAGCAAATACCCGCAAAGCATCAAGGGAGCTTAAAACTTTCGAAAAGAAGACCAAGGGAATTGCTAGCTCTATCGCAAAAGGTTTCAAAGAGCGCATCGGTCATAAACTCCTCGACGGTTTAAAGGGTGCCGTTAGAGACATCCCTCAACTCATCAACACTGCTGTCACCACAGCATCAGATTTAAATGAGGAAATTTCTAAAAGTGAAGTGATTTTCGGGAAGTCGGCAGGAAGTATTCGCGATTTTGCTCAGACCACAATTGAATCATTGGGGCTTTCTGAGTTGGCAACAATGAGAGCCACCGGCCAGTTTGGAACTCTATTCAAAACGATGGGCATGATTCCGCAGAAAGCTGCTGATATGTCGAAAGAGATGACCAAGCTTGCCGCTGATCTTGGGAGTTTCCACAACACTACAACAGAGGATGCCATTGGTGCTATTGGTGCAGCTTTGCGGGGTGAATCAGAACCGATCCGGCGTTATGGCGTTCTGCTCAACGAGGCAACACTAAAAGCTGAAGCCTTTGAACAAGGGCTTTATGATGGCAAGGGTGCGTTAGATCCAGCAACTAAAGCACTCGCGTCTTACAGTGTGATTTTAAAACAAACCGGCGACGCTCAAGGTGATTTTGCGAGGACATCGGACGGTCTGGCAGGACAAAAGAAAATCCTAGCGGCCAGATTTGAGGAGTTGACGGTGGCTGTGGGAGAAGCATTTTTGCCAGTGATAAAAGATGCCGTCACGTTACTGAATGAAATCCCTTTGAATGATGCGGTTGATTTCATCGACACCTTGGCAGTTGGATTCGGTAAATTGGGTGGAGTAATTTCGGATGCATGGTCATTTCTTTTAAAGTTCAACGAAGCACTTGTGTTTGTAACTCCGGGTGGTAGCACAATCCAAGATTTCATCACTGGCGGTTTCTCGACAACTGAAAAAGACACCCCAGAGATTGATGAGCCTGATTGGATGAACCCAAAAGAGGAAGAGCTTTCAGAAGGTGAGCAAGCCGAAAAAGATTTCACCGCCGAGCAAGATAAGATCTGGGACGCAAGTGTTGCAAAAGAAGCTGAAATGAAAAAATTCAGAGACGAGGAAAAGAAGATGATGAAGGAGCATGATCAAATGGAAAAAGCGGCCATGCACGCAGAGAGAGAGAAGAATGAGAGGCTTGAGGAACAAAGGAAAAAGAAAGAAGAGATTTTAGCTATTGAGAAAGAACAGGCAAAAATTGATAAAACAATGGATCAGGTTTCGGATATTCAATCGAGCCTGAATGCTTCCATGTCACGATCATCGATCACAGCAGCATCATCAATGCAATCTATTGGTGGCGGTGGCGGGGTGGCAGGTGAGCTAAACCTTCAGAAAACACAAACATCTTTGCAAAGAGAGCTTGTAGGATTACAGCAGCAGGTGGTGGTTTTGCTTGAGGGTGTGAAAACCGGAGTATCTCAAGATCATATTTAGCACTAACTTTTGACACCTCAGATTTTTCAATGGAATTGTTCGTCGAGCTAGAAACTCTTAAGCTGGTGACGAGCCAGACTGATAGGAGAGAGATGCAGTCAGTGACCGTGAAACGTGGTGACGCTCTGCCGCTCACGGTTCGTTTTCTGCAAAACCAGACACCCACCCGGCTCGACTCAACCACAGTCATAAGCTTTGCTCTAAAAGAGTCCGGCAAATATGATGCCACTCCTGTTGTGTTGGAGCAGACTTTCACTGCATCATCCGTTGGATCACCTGACAGCGATCCACATTACACGGCTACGCCGAGCCTCAACACCACCGAGTTGAATGCGATCTTTCTGATTGATGGCAACTCTGCAAACGACCCGGTAAGCGCAGCCCTAATGGGAGAGCTAACATGGACGGCAACGGGTGACACTGGGCCGACAACAATCAAAACCTTTTCTGCCACCTGTGAAAATGACGTTTACCGGGGAACCGAGAGCGCACCATCATCCCAGCAATCACCCGATGAATGGATTGAAACCCGGGGGATCCTACCAATCAGGAGCGGAGCAACACATCTCTTCCCGGCAAGTCTGAACCTTTCCGGTGTCCTCATTAATCACAGCAGCGTGCAAGCTGATTTTGAAGTTCTCACATACTCATCGACTAGTGGTTTGGGCTATCCGCTTTACACATCGACAGATTTCGCCCTAACACATGACGGCATGGCTTGGGATCTCGTTTACAGTGGCGACACTCCGAGCATCACAACCACGTTTGAATCGGGCGTAACCGACCCGACAGATTTGGTGTTAGTGAACGCAAGCAGCGACTCGGTAACAATCAAAGA